GGCTGCTGGCGGTGAGCTACGGCAACGCGACATGCGAGTGATTGCCGACTGCCAAGCCACCAAGGAATGGCCTGGCTATGGCGATGACTGCCAAACGCTCAGCCTGCCTTCATGGGCACTGCGCAACGAGTCTGCTATTACTTCGGAGGACTTTTGATTGTGGATGACTTTGGAATTTATCCATCTAGTCACATTCTTTGTGACTGGGAAATACAAGCAGAGAAAATGGATTTGCCCGCTTATGGAAGACACAGCAGGTTGGGATGCCTTGCAAATCACGTTGCGCGAAAAGCAGCTATCCACGGCGCCAAGCGTGTTATCGATGCACTTCGTAAGCAAAGTGTTTCCCATGACATCCACGTTGAGGCGCACGATGCTTGGCTAGCCGATTGCAATGATGAAGATTGCACTAGTCGTCAAGCATCTACATTGATTGCGTTTCAGGAATCTGATCGTGAACTCGAACAGCTCATTGCATTTGTAGAGGCCCAATGACCACCGCTCTCACCCTCTGGACGCCAGAGCAAACGCAGCTGATCTCAACCACCATTGCGCCAGGTTGCAGCAACGATGAGTTGCGGCTATTTGCCTATGCCTGTCAGCGCACTGGACTGGATCCATTCAGCAAGCAGATCTACGCCATTAAGCGCGGCAACAAGATGACCATCCAAGCCGGCATTGACGGCTTGCGTGCCATCGCCGAACGCACCGGGCAGCTTGATGGATCTGAAACCTACTGGTGTGGTGACGACGGCCAGTGGACTGACGTATGGCTTGGCAGCAAGCCACCTGCTGCAGCCAAGACCATCATCCACCGCAAGGGCAGCCAGCATCCATTCATCGGCGTGGCGCGCTTTGCCGACTACAACGCCGGCCAAGGCTTGTGGAGCAAGATGGGCGCTGCAATGATCGCCAAGTGCTCTGAGGCGTTGGCACTGCGTAAGGCATTTCCTGCTGATCTCAGCGGCGTCTACAGCACTGATGAGATGCAGCAAGCTGACACCACAGTGGAGCCGGTAACGGTGACCACCACTGCACCTGCACTGCCCGCCAAGTCTGCTGGTGATGCCAAGCTGTTTCAAGCCGGCAAGGCAGCGATCGCCAAGGCTGACACGCTGGACAAGCTGCAGGAAGTGGTTGCCCGCATGGAGAAACGCAAGCCTGATCTAAGCGATGAGCAGAACGACGAGTTGCTGCGCCTTGCCGTAGAGCGCGAGGCGGTCCTATCCGACACCCCATCGGAGGATCCCTTTGCTGATGACTGAACCATTCCTTACCACAGACGAACTGGCTGCACGTTGGGGGCTGAAGCCAGCAGCCATCAAAAACCAACGTGCGCGCGGCATTGGCCCTGCCTATGTCACTGCGTCACGTATTGGATTGCCAGCCGGCACACCACGCGTGCGCTATCCCCTTGCTCAGGTCTTGGCTTTTGAGGAAGCCAATGGCATCACACCACTGAACTGAAATGAGTCTTTACGCAACAGGCATCATTCGCATCATCTCTGATCCGCAACTGCGTGCCTTTGAATCCGGCACGATGGTTGCCAACTTCGCTGGCGGCATCCAGGAAGGCAAAGACAAAGATGGCAACTGGATCAACAATGCCATCGACTGTGAGGTATGGGGCAAGTCCGCAGAGGTGATCGTCGACAAGCTCGGCAAAGGCGACAGCATCCTCGTGACTGGTGCCGTGCGCCGGCAGGAATGGAATGACAAGGAAACCGGCGCCAAGCGCAGCAAGCACGTGCTCAGCGTTCAGCGCTTTGAGTTCATGCCACGCGCTGCAGCAGCCACCAGCGAGGAGGCTGTGTTCTGATGAATCAAACCGCTCTTGATGCTGCATTTAAGGAGTGGTGGGAGGCGTCCTACGGGCGCCCTCCCGGCACCCATGCAGTGATGACACACGTTGCTTTTGCCGCGCATATCCTTGAACTTTTGGAGCTGATGCAAGATGAGTGACCTAGTCAACCATCCACCGCATTACAAGCATGGTGACATCGAGTGCATCCATGCCATCAAGGCAGCGCTCGGTGATGATGGTTTCCGCGCTTACTGCAAAGGCAACGTCATTAAATATCTATGGCGCGCCGAGCACAAGGGCAATGCCGACCAGGACTACGGCAAGGCTGACTGGTACATGCGACGTTTGCTGTTGCACCATGAGCAAGCGTGAACGCCTGCACTTAAGCCGCTACCAGTCGATCGAGACCTACAGAGATTGGAACGGGCGACTTTTCATTGCCTGTTCCAGCAACTGCTCGATGGTATTCCGCGATGCCAAGGCGCTGCGCAAATGGCTAAACCTCCCACTCAAGACGCCCAGCCGTGAGGCATTCGACAGCTGGATTGCTTCACTGGAAGCAGCCGACGCGCAGCGCAAGGGCGCTCAGCCTTTAACAAGCAAGGCGCCTGTTCAACAAACATCGCCGAGCCTTTCACAAGAGCTGCTGGCAACGGGATTTGGTCCTGAATGCCACGACGAAGAAGACCCCACAGCAAACACCCGAGTCATCATCTAATGTTTGAACACCCAATCACCCCGCCACCCGAGCTGGTGCAACAGTGGTGTGACGGCACTCACGGTGCGCTCTACGAGTTTGAAGCAGTTGTCACCCAAGCCGCCCGCTGGGGAGCAACATGCACTCATCCGCCGCGCTCTGGAGGCACTGCCTGAATGACTAAACTTTCACCCGCCGCTTTCGCAGTAATGGATGCCGTCGTGAAGGTCTATCCGGCCTTTCCTGACGAAGTTGCTGCCGCCGCCCTGCGTGCTGCTGCGCTGTACTGCAAGCGCGATTCGATCATCTTGCTAAGCCTTGCCGCCGAGCTTGAAGCCCAGTAGTCCGATCACTTAACCACTCCACCAAATGACCATCCTCTGCGACTACGAAATCAAAGCGCTGTGCACCGATGGCATGGTGCCAAACTATGACGAAGCATTGATCAATCCAGCCAGCCTTGATCTACGGCTGGGCGACACGATCATGATTGAGTCCGCAGAAAGCCTAGACATGCGACCGCTCAGCATTGCGGATCGCACTGCGGATAATCCCTATGAGCTGAAGCCTGGGCAATTCATCCTTGCTCAAACCATTGAGCTATTCAACATGCCGGAGAACATCGCTGGCTTGTTCTTCCTCAAGTCAAGCCGCGCGCGGGAAGGGTACGAGAACCTGCACGCTGGCTACGCAGATCCCGGTTGGCATGGCAGCGTGCTGACCTTGGAGCTGAAGAACTCACGCCAGCTATTGCCGCTGCCGCTGTGGCGTGGGTTGAAGATCGGTCAGATGGTGTTCTTCCGCATGAGCCAGCAACCTGTGACCAGCTACAGCATCACCGGGCACTACAACTCAGATCTCACGACGACGGCCTCTAAGCAGCTCCTCGGCTAGGTCTAGGTGCCATTGCTCCACACCAGCCGGTGGCGCTGCCGCAGCCTCTTGCACTAGCCAGTGGATTTGCGACCGCTGGCTAGCTTCTTGCTCTGCCAACAGCAGTGCATACTCCAGCAATCCACTCCAATCTGCTGCAGCATGTAACGCACGCAACTGCGCAGCGTTGGCAGCTCCGTGGAATTGTGCTTCCATTGTATGTACTAACGGATTCATCATGTCTGACGCCATTGGAGACTACTTGAACAATATCGCGCGTTATCCACTGCTAACGCCGCAACAAGAGATACAACTTGGCAGACGCGTTGCAAAGTGGAGAGAACTTAAGGATCTTGATAGAACCTTAACCACGCAAGAACGCCGCGAGCTTCGCAGTGGTGAGCGTGCACGTCAGCGGTTTATGCAATCCAATTTGCAGCTTGTTGTGCATGTAGCGCGTAAATACAGCAAACGCAATACGCAAACACTGGACATGCTTGATCTCATCCAAGAGGGCAACATTGGCCTTGCGCGCGCAGTGGAGCTGTTTGATCACACGCGAGGGTACAAGTTCAGCACCTACGCCTACTGGTGGATCAGGCAGGCGATCGGTCGTGCATTGGTGCAGTATGACCCGATCATTAGGCTGCCGCTTGGTGTGCACGAAATGCTGACCAAGATCAACAAGACCGCGCAGCAGTTTGCGCAGCAACATGGCCGCACGGCAACCATGGCAGAGCTCGCCGCAGTACTTGAGGTAGAGCCCGGCATCATTTCCGATACTTTGCGGCAGGCCTATCGAGTGACAAGCCTCGACAAGCCAGCGCAAGAAGACTCATCTAGCATCTTGGATCTGATCGCAGATCATAGGCAATATGACGTTGAATACGACTGGCAGGTTGAAATCATCCGTGACTACTGCGAGGAGTATCTAGATGATCGGACGCGTGAAATCATCTATGCACGCAACAGCCGTAACCCTGTGCCATGGAATGACCTTGAGAAGCGGTTGGGCATTTCACGCGGTCACATGTGCCAGCTTCAGTTGCGTGGCATCAACCGCCTTCGTATGCTGATAGGCAACCCACTGGCAGGCACACCGCTTGGGGCCAACGATACAGAAAGTCGGCAATCTATGGAGAGTCTGCCTAGCTGGGATGTGTAAAGATCACCAGCAAGAATGGCAAGCTAAGGTGTTCTATCATCAGATGCTTGAATCCAGCGCAGCACAGCAATCTCACGATCAAGCAAATAGCAATCCTGCCGATTAAACCAGTCGCGCCATTCTTCGCTGCCCTTACGGCGATTGCATGGGCGACATGCTGGCACTAGGTTTGCTGTCACCGTAGCGCCACCTTTATGGCGTGGCTTGACGTGATCTAGCGTGTCTGCAAGTTCACCGCAGTACGCGCATTGATGATCCCATGCTTCAAATATCTGCTGCCTGAATTTATGTTTTGCACTGCGTTTTGGGATGAGGTTGGTGCCATCAATGCAGTGATCCACGCAGTGGAATCAGTAGTCCCATCGTACACGCGGTCTGCCGCGCCTCATGCCAAGATGCACGAAGCCCTTTGGTGCACCGTAACCCAAGCTGTATGGCCAATTTGCATCACACCATTGTTGCACGTGGTTGATGTTGACCTCACGGATGTAGAAGTCAACAGCACCTACATTAGGTGCATCGTATAGATGTTCGCTGCCACTGGCGCCGCCTACCGCTGCATTGATGGCACGCGGACGGTAGCCGCTGGTGATGATTACAGGCTTGCCGCCAAACTTGACGCGTGCACGCTCAAGGAAGGCTGCCAGCTCTGCCGCGGTGTCGAGCTGATATTGATGGTCAAAACGCCGCGCCTCTTGAAACAACGCAAACTCACCAAGCTGCACATGCGGCGTGATGCGTGCGGTGAATGGACTGCTCGGTGATAGCTTTGCTGGGTTTTGCTGCTGCTCACCAGCCCATAGCCTGCCTTCTGCGCGGCGACGGCGGAGCAATCCAGCCTCAACATTGCTGCCTGGGTTGCGGTACAACTCCATCGCTGCGGGCACTGCCTGCCAATCCTTGCCAGCAAGGCACTTGCTGATGGTCTCAAACCCAGTTGATCCGTAGAACCCTGCGCCGAGGTTGTAGGCAAACGACAGTAGCGCGCATTGCTTGTTGCCGCTCATGTCATTCCAAAACGGCACACTATTGCGCAGCTTGGTTGCAATGCGTTCGACTTCAAGCTCCAGTAGTTGATCAGCGTCGATCACGGTGATTTTGTCGCCGCGTTGCACCTTACGGCCATCTGGGTAGCGCGTGGTGCCATAGCCGATGGTTGCCACATCCCAGCCATGCAGTGGGTCTGGGTATGCGCTGAGATGCACGCCTTCAAACTCTTTAATGAGCCTTATGGCTGGCTCATAATTATGCAGCTTGCCACCAGCTTGCCAGGTTTTATACCAAGACTGGTTCCTGTCAAAGACCTGCGGCGCAACCTTTAGCAGCTCCGCTTCAAGTTCAGACACGGCAGCCATTTGATGCGGCGTGCCGTGCTTGTAATACTTAAACAGATCGGTCAGCTTGATCATTTGCGTGGCTTGATGGTCTTCAGTACTTGGAACACAAGCTGAATGATGCCATTGCTTTTGAGTGGCGACAGCGCGATCAACTCAGACGCTGCTGCAACAATGATCCAAAATGCAGGATGCTGGAGAAAGTCCATGGCTAGGAATGTGGCCTTGCCTCTAGCTTAGATACCCTCTGCTCTACGGTATTGAGCCGCGTGAATGTCTCCTTGCGGTCTTCTTTGATGTCAGTGTGCAGCACTTCAAGCTGCGTGGCTATATGTTCGACCGCCGATGTGAGCCGAATCACTGCATCGCGCGCTTCGTCATTGCGGCGGCTGAATCCCGCTGCACCCATCGCAGCCACGCTGATGGACGCTCCAGCAACAGCAGCGATGATTTCAACCATGAACCTAGGCTAGCGCCCTTGCTCGCGTAGAGGATCCTCGCCGCAGCGCCATGGTTGCTATACTGGTAGCCTAGTTTTTCGAGAACTAGGCGATACCGTAGCGGCAGGCTGCGGTGAGGCCGGCACCGCGTGAGGACCGGCCACCTGCCACCCTATTACCAAGGCACACCAGCAGCCTTGCTGGGGCTGTGCTGTTCATCGAGCTGGGCTTGCAGTGCCGCCTCGATCTCGGCAACCTTCTCATCGCCACCGAGGGCTTCTTTGACCCAGCCGATCACCAGCTCTTCGGTCAGGTCGGCGTAGGGGATAGTGCTCTCGGGATCA